CAAGCAAACGCGCAAAATCCTTCGTCGTCTTTTTTCTCAACATAAAAAATGCAACTTCCGCAACACCGTTCCCCTTGATGTTTGCTCATGTCGTACCCCCGTTGCCCAACTCCCTTTTGCGTGCGCTAAACGCATCCATGTGCGCTGCGCGGATGACGGGGTCAAGTGATTTGAACAAGGTAACAAGCGCAGCCGCGTCAGTCACAGACGCAATCTGCGCCAACACCTCGGGGTTAGGCTCGGCTTTCTCGCCCTCGGGCAAATCTTCACCGGCAAAAATGTAGAGAGCCAAACCGTGCATCGCAATCGCTTTTGTAAGGCAACGCATGGTGGCGGTGTTCACGGCAAAGGCATCAGGGTCAACGATGGCGCGGTTCCTGTTATCCATGACAGGAAGGATGCAGGTTTTGTCGTTGCCCTTAATTTCAACGCTGACCTTAACCATCGCCGTGCCGTTCCGCAGGTACATGACGGGACTGTTATCCCACTCGTGCGCTGTCCATCGCGCAGATGGGTCAATCTTCAGCACTTCAGCCCATGCCCACGCCCAACTCAAATAGGTGAGGTTGCCTTTGCGTTCGGTGTGGTCGTTGACATTGATTTTTAGAAGGTCTGACATTTGCTTTCCTCAATCATTTGTTTAAGTTCGCGCCGCAGTTCGTTGTGGCGGTCGATATCGGCCTGCGTCCAAGTGAGGATGACCGGCTCGGTGTAGTACCGGCGTTCCTCGCACTCGCGTTGCTGTTGCCAGTCGTCCATCAGAAAGTCCTCACAGCAAGCCACGCAAGGGCGGCAAACATGACAAACGAGAACAGGTACAGGCCAATGGTTTTCATTTCGGCACCTTTATTAGTAAATGCGCCAGCGATTGTTCAACTGTGGCGTATTCCTCCGCGCACATCGCCAACCGCCAAAACACGCTTGCGTCATCCGTGTCGTCTGCAATGTCTTGCACAAACGCACAATCGACAGGGTTGCGGGTCTGAACCATCCGCGCCCATGCGGCACGAAGGGTCTTGTCGGTGATGCGGCTCTCAAGAGCGGCAAGTTCTTCCCAAATGTTCACAGGTTGTCCTCCCACGAGCGGCGGCGGTCGAGCCGGTCTTCGGCGGCCCAGTCAGCATCGCGCTCGGCTTTCTCGCGCTCGGCAAACTCCGAGAGTTTGTCGGTGTGAACAAAGATGGGGGCCGGGAGGGTCAGCCAAGTGCCGTCCGGCAGTTTGATGGAGGTGATGGCGGCTGAATCCATCGTGCCGTCGTTGCAGAACTCGAAGTCGAGTTCGCAATGCAACCCCTCGACCAGTTCGTATTCGCGTGTCATGTCAGTCATGTCTGTTGCTCCTATCTGTGGTAGCCAGTCGTTAGTGACTGTGGGAGTAGTTTGCGCCCATTGGTTAACCCCTGTCAACACCCCCCTTGTGTTTTTTTTCACAGGCGTTAACTTTCACGGCATGGACATTCAAGCCGCCCTAGCCGTTGCCGGTAGCAAAGCCGCCCTCGCCCGTAAACTGGGAGTTAGCCGTCCGGCTGTCAGCAGGTGGGTCAAAGCAGGTCGATTGCCTCCCATGCGGGTATGGCAATGGAAGGCTCTGGAAGCCTTGCCCCCGCCGATTACAGCCGATTCTACGCCTACCCCCGGCTAACCCCTGCCCCGGCTGTAAAGCCGCTATAAGCGATTCTGCGACCCCCAGAAACGACAAACCCCCGCACATGGCGGGGGCTTGACGGGGCGGGGGGAATGCCCTTACGCTTCAGATGCGAAATGAGCGTGGGATGGACAGTACCGGACAACCCCGGACTAGTCAAGCCTACGCTGGACGCTCGGTGTAGGGAAAACTCCCATAGGCTCGTAGGGGAAGAACGCGGAGCCGCACTTAAATCCGTACAGAGGCCGCCGATTTACGGACACGCAGCGCAGAGTCGGGAAGCGTGTAGGCGAACGGGGAAACCCGTCAAAAGTTGCCGACAACGGATGGCTCCGTCAGTCATCTCCCGTGCGAGTGAACTAGGCCGAATTGCGCCTATTTACCGCACGGATTCACCATCAGTCATCGTGCTTTCAGAGACTCTTTCAAACCTCCTTGACCATCGAAAATCCTTGAATCCAAGAAGCCTAAACTAAAGTTGTTGCATTAACCTTGGTAAACAGTTACGCTTGTCCTGTCTAACCACAGAGAGGTTTTTATGCACGAACTCGACCAGCAAGCATGGGAACGCTGGGTCGCCTACCGCAAGGCGATTCGCAAGCCCATTAAGGAAGCATCCGAACACGCGATGAAACTCAAACTCGCGCGTTTCGGTGCTGACCAAGACGCGGTGGTTAACCAGAGCATCGCCAACCAGTATCAGGGCTTGTTTGAACTTAAGGACAAGAAGAAGCCCGACCGCCCGACCAAGACTCCAGAGCAGAAGGCGCAGGACGATGCGATGTTTATTGCCGCGCAAGACCGTGCCAGTAGAGGCTGGGACAAGCAGGAACCGACCCCGATAAACCGATTGAAACTCTGCGATGCGCTTTGGGCGAGGTATACCGTCGAGGAGGGCGCAGATACAGCCGAGCGCATGGAGTGGCTTCGCGGTGTCGTTGCGATGCACCTGCGCGATGCGCCTGCCGGGGAGGTATTGGGTAACCCGCATCTCAAGACGATGGTGTTTTGCCTCTTCGGCCCCCGTGGCATTTCACGGCTCAAAGAGCGGCAGGAGGTGCCGCGATGAAGGAGGACAAGACATGACACGCGAGGACATCATCAGGATGGCGCGGGAGGTCGAAGATTACGCCGACACCATTTATCAAAAAGGCGAGTATCACCCCGGATGGGTAGAAGTTCGTGACCAACGCTTTGCCGCCCTAGTCGCAGAGGCCGAGCGGGAGGCGTGTGCGAAGATTGTTTACGGGCTGTGTGTCAGCGATAACAACGCGCAAGAAATCGTCAACGCCATCCGTGCGAGGGGGAGCAAATGATGCGCGTGTTACCGATAAAGACGGAAGAAACGCACGAATGGTTATTGCGCGTCCATTACGCAAAACGCATTCCTTCAATTTCGTTTGCGTTTGGATTGTTCAACGAAAATGAATTGCTTGGAATCGTGACTTATGGGATGCCGCCTAGCCCCCCCTTATGCGAAGGCGTGGCGGGAAAAAACAATGCAAAATTTGTTTTGGAATTGAACAGGCTTGTTTTTTTGCAACCTATCAAAAACGGGCCAAGTTTTTTGGTGTCACAAAGTTTAAAACTGTTGCCAAAGCCTACTATTGTGGTCAGTTACGCAGATAGCGCGCAGGGGCATATTGGTTATGTGTATCAAGCGACCAATTTTCTTTACACAGGGCTATCTGCAAAACGCACAGATTGGAAAATTCGCGGCATGGAACATTTGCACGGCAAAACCATAGCAAACATGGCCCACGGACAAGACAACCCAGCAGAATATTTAAGAGAAAGATTTGGCGATGATTTTTTTTCAGAATCTCGCCCTAGAAAACATCGTTACATCTACATTTGCGGTAACAAAAAAGACCGTAAGAGATTGCAATCGGAATTGTTGTATCCGATAGAGTCTTATCCAAAAGGAGACAGCAACCGTTATCAAATCAGTCACAAACCATCAACGCAAAGCCAATTGTTTTAAGAGTAAAAACATGACCCGCACCTGCAAGCAATGCGGTCAGAAGTTCGCGGGCGCGTCGAGCATCCTTCAACATCGACTCGGCGCGTGTGGCGGCGAAGAACTGCTGAAGTCTCGCGGATGGGTTAAGACCCGCGCAGGATGGGTATCACCACAACGCGCAGCGCACGACAAACGCCGTGGAGTTTGAGCGGCTGATGAAAAACCGGGATGCGCCGCATATTGATTACGGCGCATTCCTCGGGTTGCTGCCGAACAACCCTAAAATCACTCCGTGTAACATCGACGGCATTATCGAGAGGAGGGGAAAATTCCTTGTGCTTGAATGGAAGCGCGAGGGTGAAAGGATGTCCGAAGGGCTGCGCCGCACCTTGCAGGCACTTGCTGCCACGCCAAACTTCCAAGTGTGGGTGGTGCGCGGGGATACGGACGAGGGGCTACGGATAGCGCGGTTTTTCTTCGTGCCGCCGCAGGGCAAAGCAATGCTGCTTGGGGAAGGCGTGGAGGAATTTGTACGCGCCTACAAACTCTGGTACGAATGGGCTGACGGGTCTTTCTGATGCGCTACGCCGCACGCCGTGATGCTAACGATGCCGCCATCACCGCAGCCGTGAGAGCGGCGGGGTTTACGGTGTACGATTTGGGGCAGGCAGGGCAGGGAGTCCCCGATAAACTAATCACGGCCCCCGGCTTCGCGGCGTTCCTCGAAATTAAGACCCCGACGGGAAAACTGCGAAGGGGTCAAGAACGCTTCCAGATGGCGTTTGAGCCTTTGGGGATGTGGTACCTAGCCCGTGACCCTGCCAAAACGGTTGCGTGGCTTCAGACGCGGCTGACGACGACCCAGAAGCCTTGACCCATGAGTTGATGGTGTTGGAGGTGGTGAATGTGGAAGCGTTCGCAAAGCCGTGGGAGCCACCACCGCGCAGGCTCTTGGATGAGGTGGGCGTTCCTGCCGTCCGAAAGGGTTTTGCCAGCCGCCCCCGTGTGGACGCTGAAGAAACCCAACCGGGGCATGATACGGGCAAGGTCATCCAGCACCGCGTCGAGCCGGTCGGGTTCGATGTGTTCCAGCACATCAATGCAGCAAACCATATCGGCTTCCTGCGGGTCGCCGTACTCTGGGAAGGCTGGGTCATAGGGTCGGTAGTCAATCGAGATACCCGCAGGCTCAAGGGCGCGTTGCAGGTTTTTCTTGCCAGCACCGTAGTCGGACAACGACTTGATGCCGTTATCCACGATTAACTTTGCAACGATGGGCGCAAAGGCGATGGAGGCCACGCCATAGTTGGGATTAGTGTGCAGTTCGACCTGCTGTGCGCGGTAGGCTTCGGAGATAGTAGTCATGCTTGCATCCTTCCCTGTAGGGGTCTAGCATCATCGTACCATAGGGGAGAGTCATGGCTGCTCACGAAAAAACCGCTGCGCTTTTTGTCGGAACCATGTTCC